GCACAGAAGTGGCGGACTTCGCTGTAGCGGCCACTACAATCACTGCCACAGGAAACATCAATCTAACAGCAGGTACAGACGTAGTAATACCAGCCAACGTTGGTATAACATTTGGTACAGGTGAAAAAATCGAAGGTGACAGCACAGACTTAACAGTCACTTCGGGTGCTAAAATCAATCTTACAGCAACATCAGACGTACACGTTCCACAAAACGTTGGAATAGTTTTTGATGCCAACGGAAGTGAGAAAATTGAATCAGATGACACAAACTTAACAATCGGCTCAGGTGCACAGATAATATTGGCACCAACTACAGATGTAAAACTAGGCAATAACCTAGGAATTATATTTGGTGATGCAGGTGAGAAGATCGAGGGTGATGGAACAGATTTAACTATTGCTTCTTCTGCCGCATTGAACTTGACAGCAACAACAGACATTGTTGTACCGGCAAACGTTGGTATAACATTTGGTACAGGAGAGAAGATTGAAGGTGACAGTACAGACTTAACTGTGACATCAGGCGCTAAGATCAACCTTACAGCAGTATCAGATGTACACATTCCAAAAAATGTGGGAATAGTTTTTGATGATAATGCAAGTGAGAAGATCGAATCTAATGACACTGACTTGACTATCTCATCAGGAGCAAAAATTAATTTAGCGGCCACTTCGGACGTACACCTAGCCAATGACATTGGAATAGTTTTTGGTGGTGCTTCAGAAAAGATCGAAGGTGATGGTACAGACTTAACTATCTCAGGTGCTAAAGTCAATTTAAACGCGACAACAGATGTGCACCTAGCCAACAATATTGGAATGGTGTTCGGTGATGCAGGTGAGAAGATCGAAGGTGATGGAACTGATTTAACAATCGCTTCATCAGGTGTATTGAATCTTACAGCAACTGGTAACACAGCAATCACTAACAACGCGACAATTGGTGGTAACCTTGTGTTGACGGGTAACTTGACTGTAAACGGAGACACGACAACAGTTAACACCTCTAACACAACAATATCAGATAACCTTATTGAACTTAACACAGGTATCTCAGCATCAAGCAATGACGCTGGTTTGATCATCGAGCGGGGTTCAACAGGTAACAACGCGGCAATCATTTGGGATGAGTCAACTGACAAGTTCGCAATGGGTTTAACAACTTCAACAGCGGCTGACAAGTCGGGTGGTATAACAGTATCAACAGGTACGCTTTTAGCGAACCTAGAAGGTGCAGTGACTGGTGACGTAACAGGTACGGCTGACGTAGCAACGGCAGTTACAGCCGCAGACGAAAGCAGTGATACAAGTTGTAACGTACTTTTTGTTACAGCGGCCACTGGAGATTTACCTCCTAAAACAGGAACTAATCTAACTTTCAATAGTAGTTCAGGTGTGCTTACTGCAACAGGATTTGCTGGTGCTTTAACAGGTAATGTTACAGGTACAGCAGATGTTGCCACAGCAGTTACAGCCGCAGATGAGAGTTCAGATACTTCTTGTAATGTACTTTTTGTTACAGCGGCCACTGGAGATTTACCTCCTAAAACAGGAACCAACTTGACTTTCAACAGTAGTTCGGGTGTGCTTACTGCAACAGGATTTGCTGGTGCTTTAACAGGTGATGTAACAGGTAATGCTGACACGGCCACAGTAGCAACAACGGTTACAATAACAGACAACGAAAGCACAAACGAAAACAATCCAATTGTATTTGTTGCAGGTGGAGACTTAGACGGTGGTAACTTAGGATTAGAATCAGATGGTACAGCCACATACAATCCAAGCACAGGTAAGATAACTGCTACTGGATTTATAGGTACCTTAACAGGTACGGCATCAGCGGCACAGTATTCTGACGTTGCGGAAAGATTCGCATCTGACTCAGTATACGCACCAGGAACAGTTGTTGCATTAGGTGGCGCAGAAGAGATCACACAGGTAAACGAAGAAGCATCAGACGAAGTGTTTGGTGTTGTATCTGGTGAACACCAAGCGGCATTCAAAATGAACGCAGGTGCAGGATCAGATGATTCACACCCGTTTGTAGCAATGACAGGAAGGGTAGACGTGAAAGTTATTGGTACAGTAAACAAAGGTGATAGACTAGTATCTGCATCAGTGCCAGGTTATGCTAAATCGGCTCAAAAATCAGAATGCACAGCATTCAACGTGATTGGTAGAGCTCTTAATAGCAAAACTACTGCTGGTCAAGGATCAGTATTAGCGGCAGTGAGAGTTAGTCACTAGTAAATACACATACTTTTTAATAGAATCAAAAGGCGGCTTTCGGGTCGCCTTTTTTTTAGACTATAAGATCCAAGATAGTTTGTAGTTTTCCTTTTATACTTCTATTGTTCAAAGTATTTTTCAGACCCATGTGCAAGTTCTTGGGCCAGCATTCAAAAGCAGTCCAACAGTATCCAGAATGTTCATCATTTAGTTTGGGAATAAATTCTGCATCGATGGCCACTAGATATGTGTGGAAGAAAAACTTCTGATCGTTGGAAGTGAACATCTCCAATGGGATCACTTTCTTGAACTTGGGTAGACTGCCCGTTTCTTCCTCTATCTCACGTTTCAATCCCTCGAATGCACTCTCTGTAAATTTGCTTTTACCGCCAACCAATCCCCACATGCCTTGTGTTTTCTTATCAGTCCTTTGCAGGAACAGGAAACGTTTAGTGCTTGTTGCGTAGAACAGGGCACCCGAACAAACTATATTTTCTTTCATGCTATATTATAACAATTATGGCGTGGTTGCGTCAATTGATGAGTTGTACCCTGGATCTGCTCCGCCGTCCAGTACTATGCTCCAATTACCTTGCGTGTAAACCCCTTCGTATGATTTGACCCATTCTGTGCCATTGAACCTGTATTGTATTCCTGTGTTTAGGTTGGTAACATAATGTTGTGTACTGTCAGGATTAGATGCATCAAAGGCAATATTCCATTTTGATGTTGTGCTGTTGTATTCTATGATATCACCAACGCTGGCTACAAGTGTACCCCAAGTGGCACTCTGGAAACTGGCTGTGCTGTCACCCACGTCATTTATTACCAAGTATCTATCACCATTTGCTGGTGTACCCGGATCAAATGTTGCTGGATTTATGATCTTCTTGACTGCAGTCAATGAGTTGCTTGGTATCGTATCATCATCTATTGTGTACAATAAAATTGTGTCGTCTAGCGTTGTTGTTGCAATAGTGCCAACAATTTCGTTTCCGTTTGGTTGTGTTAACCTTATCTGTGATGTACCGTTTGTTACTTTTCCATATTGATCTAATAACACTTTCCAATTGACTGCTGGACCAAATGTTTCAAATGGATCAAAGTTGTTAGGTTCGTTGGCGCCTGTTTGGAATCCATCGCCACCTGATTTGACATTTGTTCCTGTTGAACCCAATAATCTCAACTGGTTTCCCGTTACTAATAAACCAAAATTGTTTGGTGTTATGTAACTTCTAGATGTAAGTTCTCCATCGATCAGTCCTTTTGCTATGCCACCATCGTCGTCGTATATGCTCATGATGATCTTTTGAACAACACCTAGTTTTTTAACCTTCACTGGTGGTGATAACCATATGGGCATCGAGAAAGTAAGTGTTGCAATATCTATTTCTGAATCTGCCCCAACAGGAATTGTCCTCGAACTAAATGTAGTTCCTGTTAATTCAACATAACTTAAACTAGTCCAGTCAATGTAGTTGTCTGTTTTCTGTATTTCGAAATCTGGGTTGAACAGATACAATATCTGTTCCATTATTTGTAATTTTTGATCTGTGTTTGTTGTCCAAATGTCAGCGGACACCTCTAATCTAAATGGCGAAGGCATAACTTTTTCAACAGTAAATCCTGCTCCCAACTGATTTGTGTAGTTTCCGTCACTGTCTACGTCTCTTTCTCTCAAATGCTGTTTTTCAATATGGTAAGGGTTTTGCATTCTTTCCCTGTCATAATTCAGTTCTCTGACATATGCCGCTATCCTTGGTGCGTACTGTAATGTGTTCTCAGAGTTGTTTCTGATAATGTTTGCGACCTGTCTTGTAGGATCTCCATAAACTACAGGTACAGCTCTCAGGTTCACAGATCCATCACTGCCTCTGCCCGTTTCCACAGAGAAGTTACTCAAAATCCTTATAAATTGAGTTAAAAATTTTCTAACCTGTCCGTCGTAAAAGTGTAGCATTCTTAATTGTCAGCCTTTGGTTTCAGTGCATCAGACAACGATTGTCGCTGTTTTGTTGTCAGACCATTGATTGTTGATTCTGTAGCGTTGTTTACAAAACTTGTTTTGTAGTTTGATCTTGAATCGTTGTTCGTTGTAGTTATTCTTACACTGTCCTCAATTTTAACCCATCTGGCTCCGTCATAACGGAATAATCTGTTAGGCAAGTAATCTGTTCTTAAGAAATAGTCACCGTTGTCCACGCCCGATGTTGGAAACGTTATACCAAATCCCGCCGGGTTTCCGTTTGGTGCAACACCATCTCCGTCTAAATAAAATCCATAATGAGAAGAAGCAGGAGTGTCGATAGTTGCATTCACTGTTCTATCGCTACTTGCTCGTTGGTCTTCTGTGTTAACATTTTCTGTTCTGATGTTACCCCTTTCGTCTATAGGTGCAACATAATATTGTTTGTAATTAAATCCTGCTTTTGGAGAGTCCGCTTCTGCCTGTGCAACAACCTGATCGTTGATTGTTTTTTCTCTGTTGAACGTTGACATATAACTTGCCAGCGATCCTGTTGTTGTTGCGTCACCGAGTATGTCTCTGAACTCTTGAGAATCTACTAGGGTTTTCATCTTCAATCTCAACAGGTGTGGCCACCATGTTGGTGAAAATCCTTCCGCCGCCCTGTTCACATCTTCCACAACATAATATCTTTTCAGTGCGATGGGTATGCTTTCATCCAATGAATAATCTTCTTTCATGTGTGGGAATTCTATTACGTCACCTGACATTGGCTTCCTACCAAGTCTTTCAACAATGTCGTTTAGGTGCACTGTAAGGAACAAGGTATCATTGGATAAAAACATACCAAACTGTGACAGATTAAAGTCTTGGTCTTGTACATTATAAATTCCTCTAACAACATAGACATCATCGTCATATTTTCTATCTCTATTTTCTAAAAATAGTAGATCTTGAATCGTTGTTTCATTCAGGCTATCGCCAGAGTATTGCGGTTGTGTAGGACTTGCCGCACCGTCCTTGTTTGTGTCACCTTGATCGTATGGACCTACGTATTTGTGGAAGTGTAGGTCTGTTCCTCCCACCGTGAACATCTCTCTGATGTTACGATCGAAGAATTTGTAGTCATTGCCCTTTTCAGGCTTGAAAATGGATAATCTTGGCATATCATACATATTTATTGCACAGGCAATGACTATAAATATGAGTATGTCAGAACTACAAACAGGACAACAGGAAATTTTCGATTACGTTAAGAACAGTCTCGGTGACGGGATGGTTGACGTAGAATTAGACCCAAAACACTATCAAACGGCACTGGAAAGGGCAGTGAACAAATTCAGACAAAGATCATCAAATGCTGTGGAAGAGTCATACGCATTCTTAGAATTAAAGAAAAATCAAAACAGTTACATACTGCCAGATGAAATAATAAATGTCAGAAATCTCAACAGGAGAACAGTTGGATCAAGGACAGAAGGTGGAGAAGGTGGAACATTGTTTGAACCATTCAACTTAGCCTACACAAACACATACCTTTTGAGAGCAGGTGCAACAGGTGGATTAGCAACTTACTATGCATTCGCTTCATACCAAGAAATGATTGGAAAAATGTTTGGAAGTTTTATCCAATTCCACTTTGACGTTGCAACTAAAAAACTGACTATAACTCAAAGGCCAAGAGCAGACAATGAAACTGTGCTAATGCACACTGACAACTTCAGACCTGACATCACATTGTTCAAAGACATATACTCTAAACCATGGATCAGAGATTACACACTTGCCGTGTCTAAAATAATGTTAGGTGAAGCAAGAGGTAAGTTCAACACCATTGCAGGACCACAGCGTGGAACAACACTGAACGGCGATGCACTAAAGAACGAAGGTCAGGCAGAGATTGAAAAACTAGAAGCAGACATAGGAAACTTCCAAGAAGGCGGAACTCCACACAGTTTTGTTATTGGTTAATTGTTACCAAACTACATTTAAATACCAAGCAATGAATCATTCCAAATATAAAAAATATTCTGACCTATCTCTCGAAGATTTAGAAAGATTGGTAGAGGAGTTGGAAACAATGAGTATAAAGGCGTTGAAAGAACGCAAGAAAACCCTGAGAACATCCATATTAAGATCAGTAAAAAAAGCAATCAAAGAGATTGAAAAACGTTTAAAAAAATAGTATAATAAACCTTATGCTGATAGGTGTAGTAGGTTTAATAAGTTCTGGAAAAGGCACTGTCTCTGACAGGCTTGTAGAAAAACACGGATATCAAAAAGACAGTTTTGCTAAAAGTTTGAAAGATGCAGTAGGTTCCATGTTCAATTGGGATAGGAAAATGCTTGAAGGCGATACTAAAGAAAGCAGAGAGTGGCGAGAAAAAGCAGATGTTTACTGGAGTGAGAAATTTGGAAAACCCACAACTCCAAGATGGGTGTTACAGTATTTTGGCACCGAAGTAATGCGAGGTCAAATGTACGACGGAATTTGGGTGGACAGTTGTATCGGCAGATACAAAGGACAAGACACTGTGATAGCAGACACACGATTCCCCAACGAAGTAAAACAAATCAGGGAACAAGGTGGCAAGATTATACTCGTGAAAAGAGGCCCGGATCCCGACTGGTTCGTTGATTACGTTGAAGGCAACATACAACCCAAAAACATACACAGTTCAGAATACGCATGGGCAAAAGAAGAGTTTGATTTTGTCATCGAGAACAATGGCACAAAAGAAGAATTGTATGCAAAAATAGACAACCTAATCGTCAGCGACAAGATCGCCGACTCGCCATCCAAGTCTACGGACACTGCCCAACCTTTGGCAATTGGCGCAAACAGTTTTTAAATTAGTAGCCACAGTATTCCTTAAATTTCCGTCCACAAACAGCACATCCAACTGTGCTTTGTTCTGTGCTTTGAACCCACAGAGTTCACACTTACTTTTCTTTTTATATCCTGATCTCTGCAAGGCAGTGATTCCACCTACCCTTTTGCCGGCCCGTTTCCTGATGCATGTGTCACAGCGACTACGCCAATACACCCTGCCATATCTCTTGTAGGCATAGGCTCTTGGTTTGGTCTTACACTCCGTACACAACGGTCTATCCTTGTACTGCATAAGTGTATTTACGTCGCCTATATAGGCACCACGAAAACGGTAAATTATGTCAGCAAAACCGTATGATTGAATAAATAACTCTAGTATATACGTAACTTGCAAGGAGAATACGAAAAATGGC